TACCTTGTGCCTTACGCTTGACCGAGTAGGCGATTGCAACCGCCTGTTTCTGCGGTTTGCCCGCCTTCATCTCAGCCTTGATGTTCTTACGAAAAGCAGCCTTACTGGCAGACTTAACGAGGGGCATATTAATTACCTCTTTTTAGCCGTTTTGGCTGACTGCCGGAACGCCTTAGCGGTCGGCGCGCCCTTAGACCCAGGCTTGCGCATCTTCTCACCGCTGCCGGCCTTAATACGCTCGCGTTTAGCGTGGATGTTACTATATAACCCGCGTTTAGCTGCCATACTAGCCACACTTCCATCGTCTGAGTGACGCCTTGGCGCGTTCAGCCGGCCCCTTGGCCTTGGCCACCACACCCTTCATTCGCGCGCAAAAAGACTTCTTACGCCCTGCGTCCGCCTTAGTCTTCGGACTGGGTGCCGGAGCCTTCAAGTTGCTACCCGTAGCGCGGTTATACTTAGCGCGTCCCTTCGCCGTCAAGCCCGCGCCCTTAGAGACGGGCTGCTTCTCACCGCGACCGACTGACAGACTGACCGATTTGCGTGCCATTAGGCTCCCATCCAACTGCTTGTCACACCCGACCCGCGCTCGGCGACGATGCGTCTTGGCTTATCTCGCGCCTCGCGGCTGGCGAGCGGGTAGGCGAAGGTGACGGCGAGCGCGTCGGCGGCGTCTGGTGACGCTTGCCCGCGTGCCTTCATCTCCTTCTTCCCTTCCAAGAACAGCGTACCTGACGAGTTAGGCTTGACGTGTGGCCCACAGAGGTCAGACTTGAGGAGCCGATCACTTGGGATGCTCGCCGAGCGTAGCCATTCCCGCATGTCGCCCCACATCTCTGCCCGCTTGTTGCCCCACATCACCGGGTTCTTAGCCTTCCAGCCAAAGTTTACCCCACGCACCTTATACCGCTGCTCTTTAAGGCGGTCAAGTATGCCGTAGCCTAGCCCACCCTCGTCGATGACGGTAAGCGCAGGATTGAACTCCTCGATCGCGTCGATGACGCGTCCCACCGTTGTCATGGTGTCGTCGCCCCGGTAGCGCCGGATAGCGATCACGTCGCGTCCTTGTCTTACGACGATGACTGTCGAGTCCGCTCCGCTTCGCGCAGGATCGACTCCGACAACGCGTGGCGCTGTCTCGTCCTTGTACCGAGGCCGCTGCATAGCCTCCTCAACAACTCGCGGAGCAATGAACTGGTCGTCTCCGTCTGAAGGAAACTCCCCGTAGACCTCAACCTTTGCCTGGCTACTATCTGCTCCATACTCAGCGATGATTTGCTCGTAGACGGCTTTGTCGGTGTCTTCGACTTGCCGCGCGTCGATGCTTTGCGTCGTCCAGAACTCTCTTTTCGCGTTGAAGCACTCATAGAAATACCCCTCGTTGCGTCGCGGGTTGCTGAAAGACAGCCAGAAGCGATGCGGTGTGTTCTCCGTAAAGAAGCCCGCCGTGACCGACCAGATGCTGTCCGGTATGCCCGATGCCTCGTCGAAGATGACCATCACGCCGTCGTGGTTGTGCACACCCGCGTACGCGTCGGGGTTCTCCTCTGACCAGAGCCGGCCTTCCACCGACCAGTACCGCGTGCCTTTCTTAAGGTCTCTCTCGACGATCTCCGCGAGCCACTTGGCGGGCATCACGCGTGTGGCTGACACCTCGAACCAATGGCTGTTGATCAGCAGCGCCAGCCACTTAGTCACCTCGGCCCATGTGACCGAGCGTAGCTGCGCCTCGCTGTTAGCCGACACGATGGTCGTCGAGCCGATGCGCGTCGAGAGCATCCACAGTATTAGCCAACTGACGAGGGCTGACTTACCGATGCCGCGCCCCGAGGCGGTGGCCATGCGCAAGACCTCATAACTGGTCGCCGTTTTGTTCTTGGCGATGTGCGCGGCGATGTCCCGCAGCACCTTGCGCTGCCACCGCCTCGGTCCACTGAAGTGCTCTAACGGGGTGCCCTTCTGCCCCCAAGGGAAAGCGAACAGCACGAACGCCTCGGGGTCGTCCTTGACGGACGGCGCCCAGAGCCGCGACATGATCTGCTGCTCGTCGTCGGCGCTATAGATCGGCGTTTGCATTAATAGGTTCCGTGGTGGCGTACGCGAGGGCCGTGGGCTCGGCGTGGGTCAGTGCAGCCGGCGCAGCCGACAATACTCGGCCATTGATGACGCGAGACTCCGCCTCTTGCAGTGCCGCGATGACGCTGATCTGTTGCGTGACATCGACCTGGACCTGCTGCTTCGCCACCCAGCCGTGCACATGCTGTAGGAGCGAGAGCGCAGCCTTGCTATCGCCATTGCGAGCCGCCTCACGCAACTGACCTGCCGCCTCAGCCTCAGCGTCGGCACGGCCTTTGGCCTCGGCCATCTCGGCGAGCGGGTCCATTTGACATAAGCGGCGGTATTCGGTGGGCAGCATGCCCGCTGCGAGCGCAAGGCTATCACCTTTGAGCCCGAGCGCCGCCGCGTCATAAATTGCTTGAAGCCGCGATTCGGTCGCCTTGATCTCGCGGGGCTCAAACGGGAGCGATTTGAACATGGCGCAACCGTAGCGTGAACGGAAATAAAAGACAAGCGATGTGCAGGGTTGCCCTGCCGGGAGGCCGCGATCCACAACAACCGTGTGACCTGTGTGCCGGGGCGGAGTGCCTTAGATGGTGGGCCATGGCCCTTCAGCTACCTCCCGGTCGCTACGTGCGCATCACGTCAGACATCGCAAGTAAAGGATAACGGCAAAACCTTTATTAGCAAAGGGCGTTAATAAAGGATGCGGGCTGTAAGGCAATAGGTGATTGCTGTGTGCTGAAAAATAAAAAAAATTTTGCACGAACCCACCGGTACAAACACACCCATCGCGCGGGCCGGCCCACCCTCCTTAATTGCAAATGATTCCCGTTTGCATCCCGTCGCGGCGTGGTCAGCCGTGGGCAGTGTGGGCTATGCCCACCTAACCTTGCCGGTACTCAGCACGTAGCGTGGCGGCTCGTTGTCCGTTTGCACATAGAGCATGCGACGCGCGGGCCATTGGCCCACATGTACGCGTGACGACTGACGGGCTAACAGGCGGAGCATGCGGGCTTGCGCCGGTGTAATCCGTTCGAGCTCTAACAAATTATCGACAGCCGCTATCACCTGGTCGGGCTCCGAAATCATCAGCGGTTCGAACCTGGCCAACGTGTCGGACGGGGGCAACGTGGGCATTGTGGGCACTCCTTTAAAATGTGGGCAAAAAGATACTAGCACATGCCCATGCGGTTTGTGGGCAATGTGGGCATTGCCCACCAAGTCGGCGGAGCCTCTACAATTTTGCGCCCGTATATTTATCAGTGTTACGTTATAACATTACTATATTTTTCTAATTAATACAGAAAAGCATTACCCACATTACCCACAACGCCTGTTTACGCCTATTTTTCCAGATACTTAAGCGTGGGCAATTTGTCCGCGTTTCATTACCCACACCATTACCCACATTGCCCACACCTTGCCGCTGTCCGCACAGTGGCTGCATTTCACTATTTGTAAGAAAATGCTTTACACACTTGCGGCGCTGTGATTTAATTGCTCCATCGACAACGCAACTGGAGCACATGACATGAAAGTCTACGATCGTTTCGATTTCGCCGATTACTACCGCAACGCCGAAAAGTACAAAAACTATCGCACGGCGTTGATTGCATCCCATATCTTTACAGAGAATGGCACCAACGATTTACGGCAAGGCGAGTGCGTAGGCATTGCCTATGCCCGAACTGAGTTCAACGGACTCTATAACCGTTTCGAGCCCGTCTATACCGTTACCGCCAACGGCAACCAATGGGGCGAAATGTTCGCCTCTACTCTCGCCGATTTCGTACTGTAAGGAGCACTCACCATGCAACGCTACTCCCACGCCCTCGCCGCGATCGCCTTACCTTGTCTCATTCTCGCGCCGTTCGTGGCCGTCGAGCTCCACATGCAAGTGTGGGCCGTCGGCGCAGGTGCGGCGCTCTGCGCTGTCATCTTTCGCCTTGCAAACGACTGACAATCTACCGTAAATTTTAATCGTACAATCAACTAAACTGGAGTTCACTCACATGTATACCCTCACCGTTTCACTCGCCACCTTGCGCGCTGCCCGTACCCACGCCGCCGAAAAGGACGTGCGCTACTACTTGCAAGGCGTATATCTAGACACGGCCGCCGGCAAGGTCGTGGCTACCGACGGCCACCGTCTATTCGCCGCTAACGCTCGAGGCGTCAAGTCCAACTATCCGGCTGTCATCATCCCTAACGAGACGATCGACGCCGCGTTGAAGCAATTCACCGGCGAGTACGCTCGCGGCAAGATGTTAGGCGCTGTCGACGTGGCCATCACCATAGGCGAGCGTGACCTAGTGACGATCACAACGCCGAGCGGCGAAATCAAAGGCCGCACGCTCGACGGCCGTTTCCCAGAGTGGCGCCGCGTCGTACCAAAACCTGACGCTATCGGCGCTCAGGTGCCGGCCGTGTTGAATCCGCGCTATCTAACGGACGCATGCGATGCGCTCTCGATTGCCCGTAACCTATCCAAAAAGGCCGCCGAGCAGCACGCCGTACGCATCCATATGCGCGGCACGGACTCGACAATCGTGGCCGACTCTGGCGCTGATGCGCTCGTCGTCGTTATGCCCTTGCGTAATGACCTGCACGCCGAGACGGCCGCAGTCGCCTGCCGCATGGCCCACGATGACGCCCTCGCCTACAGCGCCGAGACGGCCGCCGACGTGGCCGCTGAAGCTGCCTAACCATCCCACCACACGGGCGGCGCCCATGGCCGCCCACACTTAACTAAACTGGAGTACACGACCATGACAACTGCAACCGACACGACCTATAACGGCTGGCCGAACTATGCGACGTGGCGAGTCAATATCGAAGTTTTCGACGGGCTCGACGTGCGCGAGTATTTCGATGGCGAGGTGCCGGAGGCGTACGACGCCGCGCAATGGGCGCGCGAGCACGCGCAAGAGGTAGTCTATAACTCACTCGACGACACGGGCGGCGGCGTGGCTGAGGGCTGGGCGCTCGCCTTCTTGCAAGAGGTGGAGTGGCACGCGATCGCGCGGCACCTTGTCGAGTACGCCGCTGACTGCGCGCAATCGGAGGCCGCATGAGCGACTACCGCGACGCTGTGCGGGCGTACCGCGCGCAAGGCCTGAGCGAGTACGCCGCTGAGCGGGCTGCGGCCATGGACGCCCTCGACTGGCGGCCACCACGCCGCGAGTACCTGTGGATGAGCCCGCGCGACCCCGCCTACCCTTTTGACGATGAAGATGAGACAACCTTTAACTAACTGGAGACAATAGACTATGAAAACTGCAATCATCACGGCCGTACTGGCCGCTACCCTCACCACGACGGCCCACGCCGACACGTTCGCTACGGCGGCCGTTAAAGGTGAGCCCAAGGGCAAGACGATCCTCACGACCGACGCGTGCACGCTCGCCCTCGACCCTGTGGCGCTAGGCACCACAGCCGGCAACCTTGCCGGCATGCGCCGCGCGTTCTACTACACAGACGCGGGCGCGACTGAGGAGGGCTGCTGGAGGCACGACGCGGGTACCGTCCTGCTAGCGTGGCCAGCGTCTAAGCTGCTGCGCCGTTGGCCCATCGCTAACTTCAAGCTCGCCGAGCGCAAGTCCGACGCGTGGGAGGTGCTGCGATGAGCGGCAAGCGTTGGGTCATTCAATACACCATCGGCGGCCCCGAGTACGAGGGCCGCTACCTAACACTCGACCGTGACGCTGAGGGCGCCTACACGGGCACGTCGCGGCCGGTCGAGCGTGTCGAGGACGCGCTACGCATGACGCAAAGTCAAGCTGATGCGATCGTAGCGCTGGCCTTGGGCTGCAAGGCGATCGAGCTACCGGAGGGCGTAGCGTGAGCCGTTGGCTCGCGTGGCTGAGAGGCGCGCTGCGTCGCATGGACGCCGCACGGCGTGACGAGTGGCGCCGCGTGCCGCCGCCCAATTGGGCATGCAGCCGGCGGCGTTGGGGTGGTGACTACTGGTGAGGACCATAACTATGGACATACGCATGACGTTCGATGAGTGGGACGCGTTCCAACGTGACATGGGCCGGCCGGCTGATCCATTTGAGAGTAAGCCGCCTATAGACCCCGAGACCATGTACCGAGCGCCCGAGAGCCGCTTGGAGCGCACATGTAGGCTGACCAAAGAGGAGCTCGATGCGGTAATGGCTGAGTTCAACGCGTGGCCCTATGGGAGCGACAGTACGCACGCCGAGGCTGACAGTACGCCAAATGCGATCAACCCAGACCATTACAAGGTCGGCGGTATTGAGACGATCGACTACATGCGCGCTAAGAGTACGCCCGAGGAGTTCGAGGGCTACTTGCGCCTATCGGCGCTCAAGTACCTGAGCCGCGTCGGCCATAAGCACGGCGACCACGACGCCGCACGCGCTGAGGAGTATAGAAAAGCTCTGTGGTTCATTGATCGCCTGGTGCGAGAGGTGGAGCGATGAGCGACAACCTAACGCGCGATGACTACGGCCGCGTGGTCAAGCTCTACACCGAGGCCGTATATAAGCTCCTGCACTACGAGGCGGCGCTACACACCATTGCTAACATGAGCCGCGATCAGTGCGAGGACGCGCACGCGATCGCTCGGCGCGCGCTGCAACGGGTAGACCGTGGCGCGGACAACACTCACTGAGTGGTGGGTTCGGCGCATGTGGCGCTGGATCGACGTGGCGCGCAAGGACGTGCGCCAAGGCAAGGGGCGGCGCTACAAGGCGCCGACCGCCTTGCAGCATGTGACCGCTCGATACAATCAACTAAAGGCCAATAAGCGTGACGTACTTACTCTTGACTATCGGCGCCGCCATCCTCGTTGACTGGCTACTTGACGACTGACAATGCAGGCGCCTTGTCCTCGGCCATGTGCCGGAGCTCCGACTTCGTGAGGCTCGCAAACTGCGGATGGCAGAACACATGCTTACGGGTCGGCCACTCGCGCGAGTGCAAGCGCCCACAATCGACCCACTCAGCCTCGCGTAGCGCGTGCATCAGCGCCGGTGGTACGACCTTCACGCCCGTGGGCGCAAGGCCTTGCAGTCGATCGCAGATGGCATAGAACGGTGAGGCGATCACGCCCTTGGCAAAGTCACCCTGCCGCGTGCGGATCATTTCGACTAGGAACGACTCGGCCGTGCTCATGGCCGACTCGATCATAATCATCTTAGCCTCAGTCATCGGCGGCGCGGCGCCAGGGTTGAAGGCCGACACGTCGCGCGCATCGAGCCACGCGGCGACCGACTCAAACCCGCCGGACTTGTACCACGCCCAGATGTGCTCGGCGTCTTCAGGGCGCATGCGCTCGGCCTCGGACCATACGACGAACCAGCGGCGATCGTCTCGCGGTAGGCTGATGGCCGCGCGCTCGTTTGAGAACGACAGTACGAACACTCGATTGAGCGCGTCGTACGGGTGCATGCCCTTACGGTTGACCGACAGTAGTTCAGGCGGCGCGGCGATCACAGGCTTCAAACTATTCTCAAGCGCCCGTCGATCTTTGGCCTCGGCTTGTCGCAGTTCGTTAATCACGATCACTTCAGATTCGAGCGCGTAGCCCCACTGCGAATTAAGTTCCTCGTTTTTGACGATGGCGACGTTAACGTGCGTATTGCCACCGATCGACCACAGGAACGGCGCCCAGAGCGTGTCCTTGCCACTGCCAGGGCGACCGGCGTGCAGGACAGCATGGTTGATCTTCTTCTCGGGGTGCTGGCGCTTATAAGCCATGACGTTAAGCACATGCTCGCGCTCGATAGGGTCTGGGATCATGCGCTCGGCGTGCTGTAGCCAGATGGATACGTCGCCCTCGGCGGCGGTCGGCCGCGCGTCGCGCCAGCGGTTGCCGTAGACAAGGCCGTTGCGGGAGACGAGGATCGACTCGCCGGCGGCGAACGTGACGCCGACCAACGAGTGCGCGCCCATCGCCTGACGGTTCTCGTCAAAGCAGATGGAGGCTTCGATGTTGCGGTTCGAGCGGATGCTGCGGCACGGGATGTGACGGAACAACGCGTTAAACGTCTGCCGGCTGATCTCGCGCCGGTCGATCATGTCAAAATAACTGTCATCGTCTTGGATGTAGGCGAAGCGTTCGTACCATTGCGATCGCTCGACGCGCCCGAGCTCGCGGCGCTCGACCTCCTCGATCACCTTGGCGGCTTCGTCGGGATACTCAGTAGTGGGCG